GCATGCCGGTTTATAAATATTTTCGTCCCGACTACCACATGACCAAGAATACGCTTCGTCCAACCGTCAATGGCGTAAGGCCTATCATTATCGGAATGGACTTAGGTCTGACCCCGGCTGCTGTTATCGGGCAACAAGACCCTCGTGGTCGCGCACTGATACTTGACGAATGCGTATCGTTTGATATGGGTGTGCAGCGGTTCGTAAGAACTTTACTTAAGCCGTTGCTCTACGAAAGGTTTCCGGGGATTCCTTTATTAGTGGTGACCGACCCGGCTGGTATTCAGCGTGCGCAGACTGACGAGCGCAGTGCGGTGGATATCATTAAGGCCGAGGGACTTAAGGTTATTCCGGCTAAAACTAACAATATCTCCGCTAGAATCAACGCAGTAGACGAGTTTCTGATGCGTCAAGTGGATGGCGACCCAGGGTTTCTGGTCGATCCTAGATGCACCCAATTGAAGGCTGCTATGATGGGCGGCTACCGCTACAAGCCCAAGGGCAATGGCGAGATCGACAAGAATAAACATTCCCACGTAGCCGAAGCATTGCAGTATCTTATGCTGCACATTGCGAACGTGAGTGACTCCAGCCGGATACCGTACCGTAGAGATATTAAAAAGGTTGCGGCCTCTGGCTGGACTTGATATTGTTCATACGCTAGTTACCTCTCATTGCACTACATTTCTCCCTAGGTAGTGTCTTAACCCCCGGGGTTCCCTCGGGGGTTCTTTTTCCATTTGACTTCTGTTAGATTTATGATACAACCCGCAAGACGCGGAGGAATATCACATGGCTTCATGCAATAAACCCTACACGGTTACTTCGACGAATCCGAAAATGTCGGGTTCGGCTAAACCCATGAAAAGTTACATGGGTGGCGGGATGGTCAAGTCCTACCAGAAAGGTGGGATGGTTACGAAGCCGCGAAAGATGTCCCCGGAAGAATTTACTAGGGGCATGATGGAAGACCCGCGTAAGAAAGGCGCAGCCATGCGCAACGTTAAAGTTGAAATTGAAGAAATGGCTCCGAAGCGCAAAGGTCCGGGCACTTATACCGAAGAAGCCTACCGCGAGCGCGAAATGGAAATGGCGATGCCTGAATACGAAATGCGTAGAAAGCAGAGTAAGTCTAAGTAAACTAAATGGCTGGACTAACATTCCTCCGCGTCGTTAATAACGACGAACTAGCGAGACAAGAACAGGCTGCAACGAATGCGGCCCTGGATGCTCGTCAGAATCAACCTGTCATTCTTGGGTTGGTTGGTTATTTGAGGGAGTGCTGGGACGTAGCCCAGATGGCTAAGAAGCCTATCGAGAACGAAATGTTGCGTGCACTACGACAGCGCAACGGCCAGTACGAAAACGACAAACTCGCAGCAATTCGGTCCCAAGGCGGCTCCGAAATCTACATGATGATCACGGAGGTTAAGTGCCGTGCTGCCGAGAGTTGGCTTCGTGATATTTTGTTGGATAATGGTTCCCCTCCTTGGGATTTACATGCTACTCCTATACCTGATCTATCTCCTACGCAAAGTAGGGAGATTCAGGCTGAGTTTGCACAGAAAGTTTTGAAGATGGTTGAGACCGTTGGGCAGGCTCCTACCCAAGAGCAGATGTCCGAAATGCGCGAAATTGTTGCGCAAGACTATCGGTTCCGCATTTTAAGGGAGTCTCAATCCCGCGCCGATAGGATGAAGTTGAAAATCCAAGACCAGTTTGCGCACGGCGGCTGGGAGAAGGCGTTCAATGACTTCATCACCGATCTCGTCACTTTCCCCTGTGCGTTTATTAAAGGGCCAATTGTTCGCCGTCAACGCACCTTAGGCTGGAAGACGCTGCCCAACGGTCAGACTGTGGTCGAGCCGGTAGAGAAACTCGGTCCAGAATACGAGCGCGTTGATCCGTTTAGAATGTACCCCGAGCCGGGTATTAGCGACATCAACGAAGGCTACATCTTCCAGCATCATCCGCTTACTCGCATGGATTTGGCCAATCTTATTGGCGTTCCTGGGTACGATGAGGATGCCATTCGCAAAGTGCTGGAGATTGGCAACGGCCAGTCCTGGATCAATGAGGATGTAGAACTCATCAAGGACGAAGAAGAACGCAAGTACTACTCATACATGCGTCCGACCGAAGTATTTGACACCCTAGAATTCTGGGGCAAGGTCAGTGGCAAGATGCTTGTTGAGTGGGGCATGACCGAGGATGAAATCCCGGATCAGGCGCGCGAATACGACGCAAACGTTTGGGTAGTGGGTAATTACGTTATTAAGGCGGTTTTGAACTACGATCCGCTTGGAGAGAAGCCGTATGCGAAAACCTCCTTCATCAAGTGCCCGGGCGCGTTCTGGGGTAAAGGCATCCCGAAAATCATCGAAGACCTCCAAAGCGTCTGCAACGCAGCGGCCCGTGCCCTCGTCAACAACATGGGAATCTCATCCGGACCCCAAGTTGAACTCAACCTTGAGCGAATCCCACCCAACGAAGACATCACTCAACTCTCTCCTTGGAAGATTTGGCAAGTCACTAATGACCCTCTGGGATCGAGTGCGCCAGCGGTTCGCTTCACTCAGCCCGACTCCAGAGCAAATGAACTCATGGCTGTATATGAGCGGTTTAGCCGCCTTGCTGACGATCATTCTGGTATACCTGCTTATGTTTATGGTGATTTGAACGTGCAAGGGGCTGGACGTACTTCGTCTGGCCTCTCAATGTTGATGGGTGCTGCAGGCAAGGGCATCCGCCAAGTCGTCATGCACATAGACATGGATATCGTCAAACCCATCGTTGAACGTCAGTTCATTTACAACATGCGTTATGACGAGGATGAATCCATCAAGGGAGATGTCGAGGTTGTGGCCAAGGGTGCTATCAACCTTGCGGTGAAAGAGACCGTCAATCTCCGCAGAATTGAATTCCTCAATGCAACCGCCAATCCGATTGATGTCGAGATTATTGGTAGGGATGGCCGCGCAGCGATTCTTCGTGAAGTGGCTAAAGGGTTGCAGATGCCTGTGGATGAGGTTGTCCCCTCTCGGGAAAGAGCTAGTTACGATGCTAGGATGCAAGCCATGGCTATGTCGGTTGCTGCAGAACAGCAAGCACAGCCTGAAGGTGGTACTCCTGCGCTTCCTGACGGTTCTCCCAAAGGCGGGGTAGAGGCTACTACCGTACGTGGTCCTAGCGGGAGGGCGGCATGATTCGCCCCGAACCTAGGGTCATTAAGGCGGTTGCACAAGCAGTTCGACAGTACCCGGAGATTCTCCAGTACTTGAGTGACTGGCGTATGCATGAACTCGAGAACCTTCCCAGCACAGTAAACAACGCGGCAGTTTCCCAGGGGCGCTGCCAAGTTTTGGGTGAACTTTATAAGTTCGCCAAGGATGCCCCTGAACTGGCGGCAAAGATTTAGTCTCGCCGTCTAATTAGCGCATACCGATAGGAGCGTACAATGGCACTTCCAGAGCAAATTCGTAAACAGTCCGAGGCTGTCCAAGAGCTTTACAAGCAGCTTAATGCGGCGCAAGAGGAAGCAGGCAAACCTGCCGATGAGCCTTCTGCACCAGTTGAAACTGCTGAAACTCCGCAGGCCGACGAAGAAACTGAGACGAACAATGCTGCTCCATCACCGGCAGTTGAGCAGAAAGCTGGTGATGCAAAGACTACGGAAGATGACCCCAATTCTGAGACTTATGCTCAGAAATGGCGGACTCTGCAGGGTATGTATAACGCTGAAGTTCCTCGTCTGCATTCGCAGAACAAGGAGATGCAACAGCGTATTCAGCAAATGGAGCAATTGCTTGCTTCGCTTTCGGCACAGCAAAACGTCGCTCAGCAGCCCGCGCAAGTTGAGAAACTTGTTACGGACAAAGATGTTGAGGAATACGGCGAGTCGCTGGATGTAATGCGAAAGGTTACCCGAGAAGAACTCGGTTCAGTAGCCAGTCGTATTGCTCAGCTTGAAAACGTTATCAAGCAACTTCAGACGAATGTTGTTCCGCAAGTTCAGGCTGTAGCCCAAAAGCAAGCCGTATCTGCAGAGCAGCAGTTCTGGGCTGAACTGGCGAACTCGGTACCTAACTGGCGTGATGTTAACGATAACTCGGACTTCCAGTCTTGGTTGTTAGACATTGATCCACTTACCGGTATTAGCCGTCAGACATATCTTGAGGACGCACAGCGGTCGCTCGATGCCAGGCGAGTCGCTAACTTCTTCCGTGCTTGGCTTGAGAATACTGGACAAGCCTCTGTTGCTCAGACACCGGCTCGCACTACTGCGCCTGAACTGGAAAAGCAGGTTTCTCCCGGACGTTCGAAGAACTCGGGAACTCCGCAGACCAGCAAAGCTCGTACTTATACCCCTGGTGACATCCAGAAATTTTTTAATGATGTTCGCTCTGGTAAGTACAAGGGACGAGAGCAGGAGCGTGACCGACTTGAACGCGATATTTTCGCAGCACAGCGAGAAAATCGAATCCAACTTAATGCGTAATTAGAAGGAGTTACTTTTATGTCTTATCCCGTTTCCCCGGGCCGCCCGAATTACAGCGGCAACTTTATTCCTGAGCTTTGGTCAGGCAAGCTGATCGAGAACTTCTACGATGCTACGGTTCTCGCAGCCATTTCCAACACGGACTACGAGGGCGAGATTCGCCAGTATGGTGACACGGTTAACATCCGCACCACGCCGGAAATCACGATCCGCGACTACGTGAAGGGTCAGACGCTGACGGTTGAGAATCCGGACAAGCCGAAGATTCAGCTTCTCATCGACAAGGGCGAGTACTTTGCTTGCGTCGAGGACGATGTTGACAAGGTGCAGTCGGACATCAACCTGATGGACACTTGGACGAAGGACGCTTCCGAGCGTATGAAGATCAAGATTGATCAGCGCGTGTTGACTGACCTTCTCCCCGGCATTGCGTCCGCTAACAAGGGTGCAACGGCTGGTGAGCAGTCGGCTTCGTTCAACCTCGGCACGACCGGTTCGCCGCTTTCTGTGACGAAGGACGGTGCTGGCGGCACGAAGTCGGTGATCGACCTGCTTGTTGATCTCGGCACGGTTCTCGACGAAG